TCAATCTGCACTCGCTCTTTCGATATCAGATAAGACAAGAGTTCTTGAGAAATTAAGAGAATGGATGGATACAGCGGAGCCAAGTGATACCAACCGAATCCAAAGCGCAAAGCTCTTAGGGCAAACCGTGGGATTGTTCAAGGACGTTACGATAACAGAAGACGCCCGAAGTCCTGACGACATAGCAAGGCAGCTAGAAGATCGGTTAGCAAACTTGTTAGAAGGTAGCGACAACGAAGGTGTGACAGAAGACCACACACAAGAGAGTGTCCACTAACTAGTCAACACACGGACGTATGACAAACTGTTAGACGTTCGGGCCTTTTTCCTTTTCGCTGGGATCTCTATCACCCGACCCGTCACCCCCCTAACGCGCATCGCCTACCCGTCTACTATATATAGAGAAACGCTCAAATAATTACCTACTTTTTACATTTGTCCGACAATACATATCCTCTCTTCTCCCTTTTTTCTCCCTGAATGATGTCAGGAGTCCCATACCCCAAAAAAATTTTTCTAAAAAATCCGACTTTTTTGTTGACATCATTTGTCAACCCCTTCACCATGCTATAATCACCAAAGTTAACAGAGAACATCAATAGAAGGCTTTCGATTCTGATGTTCTCCTAGATTGCCCCTCTGGGTTACGGGGCAATCGTAATCATACGAATGAGTACGTCTTACCAGAGGACGTTCTATAGAAACTTTGACGGCTGATTCTATGCCTTTAGATCGCATTGATCCTGATCTTTTAAAAAAGATACCTAACCTCCCTATAGAAGAGCAGAAAGAAATTCTCTCTTTGATTGAGGAGTTAGAACAGGCTGAGAAGAAAGAAGTAGCAAAAGACTCGTTTCTAGGATTCACTAAGAATGTGTGGCCCGCTTTTATTGAGGGTAGGCACCACAAGATCATGGCTGAAGCCTTTGAGAGGGTTGCCCGAGGTGAATTGAAGCGTTTGATCGTGAATATGCCGCCTAGGCATACGAAGTCTGAGTTTGCTTCCTATCTACTCCCGGCTTGGTTCTTGGGCAAGTATCCTGAGAAGAAGATCATACAGACGGCACATACCGCAGAGTTGAGTGTGGGTTTTGGTAGAAAGGTTAGAAACCTAGTCGATAGTGATGATTTCAAGAACATATTCTCTAAAGTTGCCTTACGGGCTGACTCCAAGGCTGCTGGCCGATGGAGTACCAACGAAGGTGGCGAGTACTTCGCTATCGGTGTTGGTGGTGCGGTAACAGGAAAGGGCGCTGATCTTCTTATAATCGACGATCCCCATAGCGAGCAGGAGGGTCAGAGCGCAGACCCATCAGTTTTTGATAAGGTCTATGAATGGTACACATCCGGCCCTAGGCAGCGTTTGCAGCCCGGAGGAGCCATCGTTATGGTGATGACTCGCTGGCACAAAAGGGATTTGACTGGGCAGATCATTAAATCGTCCGTTCAACGCTCTGGCACCGATGAATGGGAAGTAATCGAGTTCCCGGCGATTATGCCTTCAGGTAAGGCGCTGTGGCCTGAGTTCTGGTCGATAGAGGAATTAACCTCATTAAGGAACGAACTGCCTTCTCCTAAATGGAACGCGCAGTATCAACAAAACCCAACATCCGAAGAGGGTGCGCTGGTCAAACGGGAATGGTGGAAAGAATGGGAAGAAGATTCCCCTCCTCCCTGTGAGTTTATTATACAGTCTTGGGATACGGCTTTCTTAAAGACCCAACGTGCAGACTACTCAGCCTGTACCACTTGGGGAGTCTTTTACAAGCCGGATGACGAAGGACTGCAACAACCGAATATAATACTGATGGATGCTTATAAGGAACGCCTTGAGTTTCCAGAGTTAAAGAAGACCGCATTTGAGTTCTATAAACATTGGGAACCGGATGCATTTGTGGTGGAGGCTAAAGCAGCCGGAACACCATTGATCTTTGAGTTGCGAGCTATGGGCATTCCTGTCGCTGAGTATACCCCCTCCAGAGGGAATGATAAGATAGCTCGTGTTAACGCCGTGGCGGATCTCTTTGCAAGTGGTATTGTCTGGGCTCCTCAAACCAGATTTGCAGAAGAGGTTATCGAGGAATTCGCTGCTTTTCCGGCAGGAGAGCATGACGACTTGGTAGACTCTTCTACTCAAGCTTTGCTTAGATTCCGTCAGGGCGGTTTTTTAAGATTAACATCCGATGAGGATGAAGAGCCGTTTTACAACAGAAAGGCTAATTACTACTAATGGCTTTCTTACAAAGCAATATCCCGCATTTTAAATGCTGGGTTAGAAAGGAATACACACACAATCACCAGAAGTATCATGGCGAGTTTATCCATGCAATGGCGATTGCAGTTACATCAATCCCGTGTCGATGCTTGAGCTTCCAGATGATATTTACTGGCGCTGAGACTTATGACACGGACGAGCCTAACGTTCATGGCGGTGCCATGTGGGCTAGGATGCCGATTACAGGTTTAGTGGCAGATACGCCGCTTCAGGAATGGCCTGAGCCAATGCCGGTGTGGGCAGCGCAGCCTTGGGATTGCTCGTCAAGGACACATAGCGTCTATGTCTTGGACAGGGCGACACCGTGTCCTTGGCTTGCCAAGATTGATAACGAGTTCTACCCAGCCAAGTATTACTTCACGGTAGACTACACTGACTCGGAAATAGCAGACGACCCAGCCCAGCACAAGCAAGCCCATGTAATGGAGTTATTGGATGCCGGCAAGTGGACAGGTAATATCGTGGCACTGCCTAACAATCGTGTTAGGGTCACACATCCTGCTTGGTTTGAGGTTGGAGAGGGTGCGCCAGACTTTAGGCCATCACAATATATTCATTACAGCAAGTCAGACCTAGACTACACGCTGGATGTAAACAAGGTTTTTGATAACTTATATGCAGAGGGTTCGGATGAAGAAGAAGACTAAAGGTTACTCAGCGGGTGGCAGGATGAAAAGCAAGATGAGTCCAAAGATGATGACTGGTGGCGGCAAGGTTAGGATGAGCACTAAGATGATGGCAGGTGGAGGTAAAACCACAGTCTCTGTAAAAGGTGATGACAGCATTACCCCCGGATTTTCTGCTAAAGCTCAAGAAAGACGCAAAAGAAAAGCGGCTGAAAAGAAAAAAATGGCTGGAGGCGGCAAAGTCCCTAAGACTGTTGCTAGAGGCAGTGGTGCGGCTAGGACACAGTATTTTAGGAAAAACGGCTAAGTGGCAGTAGATCGCCCCTTACAGACTCCTGATGGCCCAAATCCCTTTGCGGGTGGTCAGGATGCAATTGAGGTTGAAATTGTCAACCCTGAGTCCGTTTCGATTGAAACGCCCGATGGTGGCGTATTGCTGGATTTTGATCCAGAAGGCCCGATGGGCCGAATTCCGCATGATGCTAATTTAGCGGAGTACATTGAAGATACAGATCTTTTTTCAATTTCTCAGGATTTGATCGGTTCTTATAAAGCTGACAAAGAAAGCCGTTCAGACTGGGAAAGAGCATATATTGAAGGTTTGGACTTGTTGGGTCTCAAGCATGAAGACCGGACAACTCCTTGGGACGGAGCGTGTGGCGTATTTCACCCCTTGCTAACAGAATCCGTTATACGTTTCCAATCCCAAGCTATTCAGGAAATCTTCCCCGCTGGCGGCCCAGTTAAGACAAGCATTGTCGGGGTAGTAGATACTGAGAAAGAAAAACAGGCACATCGTGTTCAGGACTACTTGAACTACCTGTTAACTGAGAAAATGACCGAGTACAGGTCGGAAACAGAGAAGATGCTTTTCTCTCTACCACTGGCGGGTAGTGCTTTTAGGAAGGTTTACTATGATCCTAATATGGCAAGACCTTGTAGTATGTTTGTCCCGGCAGAAGACTTTGTGGTTAGCTATGGAGCGTCAGACCTAGAGACTTGTGAACGCGCAACTCATGTAATGAAGCGCAGCTCTAACGATGTTCGTAAACTGCAAGTATCCGGTTTCTATGTTGATGTTGATTTGCCATCACCCACACCCGATGTGGATGAGATTGAAAGAAAATATAATGAGTTAACGGGAGACTCCGCTAACTATGATCTTGACTCGAGGCACACTATTCTTGAGGTTCAGGTCAATCTAGACCTTCCCGGCTTTGAAGATACCGAGAAGGGAGAAGAGACAGGCATACAGTTACCGTATGTAGTAAGCATTGACCTGTCTTCACGAACGATTTTATCGATTAGACGTAACTGGTACGAGGATGATCCTGCTAAGTTAAAGCGTGAACACTTCGTTCATTACCAGTATATGCCCGGATTAGGGTTTTACGGCTTCGGATTGATCCATATGATTGGTGGATTGGCTAAATCAGCCACTTCACTACTTAGGCAATTAGTTGATGCGGGTACATTATCCAACTTACCCGGAGGCTTGAAGTCCAGAGGGCTTAGAATCAAGGGTGATGACACGCCAATCATGCCCGGAGAGTTCCGAGATGTAGACGTTCCCGGTGGAGCGATCAAAGATAACATCAGTTTCTTGCCGTACAAGGAGCCAAGCTCCGTTTTATACCAGTTACTAGGCGATATCGTCGAAGAAGGACGAAGATTTGCCTCTGCTGCTGACGTAAAAGCAGCGGATATGAACGCTGAAGCCCCTGTTGGGACGACTTTAGCGATACTAGAACGCTCTATGAAGGTGATGAGTGCGGTTCAGGCCCGCTTACACGCCTCTATGAGGTCAGAATTAAAGCTTTTATCGAATATTGTGCGGGACTTCGGCCCTTCATCTTATCCCTACCTTCCAGATGAGGAGCCGATAACCCGTCAAGACTTCGATGATCGCGTAGATATCATTCCAGTCAGCGATCCTAACGCCGGAACGATGGCACAGCGCATTATGCAGTACCAAGCGGCCCTACAATTAGCCCAACAAGCGCCAGAAATGTACGATTTGCCGCTTTTACACCGCCAAATGCTGGAAATCCTGAATATTCAGGACGCAGACAAGATTGTTCCGCTTGAAGATGAAATAAAACCGACTGATCCGGTTAGTGAGAACATGAATATCATTAATGGAGAGCCGGTTAAGGCGTTTATCTACCAAGATCACGAAGCGCACATACAAACACACATGGCAATGGCCCAAGACCCGCAGATCCAAGAAATTATGGGCAAAAGTCCTAATGCTCAGAAGGTTATGGCGCAAATGGCTGCCCATATACAAGAACATTTGGCGTTTAAGTACCGTCAAGAGGTTGAAAAGCAGCTTGGAGTGGAGCTTCCGCCCCCTGACCAGCCTTTACCAGAAGATATTGAGTACAGAATCTCCAGATTGGTGGCTCCTGCGGCAGAACAAGTCCTTCAGCAGGGTCAACAGCAACAACAACAGAAACAAGCTCAAGAACAGGCTCAAGACCCTGTTATCCAGATGCAGCAGCAAGAGCTTCAGATTAAACAACAGCAAGCTCAGACTAAAGCCCAGACAGAAATGGCTAAAATACAAATCGATATGCAGAAAACCGCTGATAAGTCTTCTATTGAAAGGGAGAGAATGAATCAGCAAGAGCGTATCGAGATGGCTAAGATTGACGCGAAGAGAGAGGCTGAGATGTCTAAGGAAGAGATGGAGCGTGATCGACTTGAGTCTAATGAAGAAATGCAAGAAGCCAAGCTTGGTCTTGAACTAGCCAAACAGGTGATGGAAAACGAAAGACAAGCAGAAGAAGTCTCTTCAAAAGAAACGATAGAAGGATTTAAGGCTGGCGTTCAGACGGCACGAGATTTAAGAAATGAGTGATCTGGTATCAGATAACTTGTTTGAAGCCGTTAGAAAGGGTATAAGGGCGCAGATGAATGAGATGAGCGACCACATCAGTGGAGGTGGTTGTTCTGATTTTAGCGAATACTCTAAGTGTTGCGGGATCATACAGGGTCTGGCAATAGCTGAGAGAGAACTTCTCGACCTAAAAGAAAGGTACGAGAAAGCATAATTCTCCGCATAAGCGGTGCAACGCGACTCTGGACGCGAATTTCCAGTGCAAAAGGTATAACTAATGGCTGAAACATTAGCAATCGAAGAAGAGAGTTTGAAGCAAGAAGCTGAAGACGCTCGAAGCGCTAATCAATTACCTGACCCGAAAGGGTATAAAGTGTTAATTGCTTTGCCAGAACCAGAAGAAAAGACGGATGGAGGAATCCTGAAGGCTGTTCAAACGCTGCAACAAGAAGAAGTGGGATCAATCGTAGGCTTTGTTCTAAAGTTAGGGCCAGATGCTTATAGCGATTCACAGCGTTTCCCTTCTGGCCCCTACTGTAAAGAAGGGGATTGGATATTAATGCGTTCTTATTCAGGCACCAGATTCAAGGTACATGACCGAGAATTCCGTTTAATCAATGACGATAGCATTGAAGCTGTTGTTGAAGATCCAAGAGGCATTGTTAAGGTATGAGTGAGCTGCAACAGGAACTGGAGACTGATTCTCCTGCAAGTGCTGAAGAGAAATTCTTTGGCGTTAAAACAACTATTGGTAAGAAAGGCGAGGTTAGCCAGCAAGAGTCGGACTCAGAGGTCTCAGACGTTGAGTACGAAATTGTTGATGACAGGCCGCCTGAAGACCGAAGACCACCAAAATCGTCAGCTTCTCCTCAAGATGAAGATGATGAGTTAAGTGGTTATAGCGAAAAAGTTAAGAAGCGAATCAATAAGCTGCGTTACGAGCAAAACGAGGAACGTAGGCAACGAGAAGCTTCTGAAAGGATGCGAGATGAAGCGGTAAAGATCGCTCAAGTCCTCGCAAACAAAAACAAAGAGTATGAAGCTTTAATCAATCGAGGCGAAGGCGCATTGATTAATACTGTTAAGCAGAAAGCTGAAATGACTCTTGAAAACGCCAGATCTAAGTATAAGAAGGCGTATGAAGAGGGGGATACGGACAACGTAGTCTCTGCTCAGGAACAATTGATGAAGGCTCAGGCAGAGCTAACAGAGGCTGAACGGTATGAAGACAGCTTGCCCCAGCAGGGTCAGTGGCAACCACCACCCCCTCAACAGCAAGCGTATCAACCGCAACCCCCTGTAGCACCAGCGGTTTCGCAGGAAGTGCCTCCGCCTGAACCTTCTCCAGAATCGTCAGCTTGGGCTGAACGCAATCCTTGGTTTATGAATCCAGAAAATAAAGCAATGACTGCGACAGCTTATGGCTTACATGAGGAGGCGTTGAGAGATCATGGGTTAAGACCTAATTCTCCTCAATACTTCCAGTATGTGGATAATGGTATGAGAGGTTCATACCCAGATTTTGGATGGCAGGATGAAAGCGATACAGATGGACGTACCGCGACTGTGACTGCCAACCAGCCCTCGTCGGTGGTGGCACCTTCCGCAAGGAATAATGGTGCTAAACCGCGCAAAGTACAGCTAACGTCCACTCAGGTAGCTCTCGCCAAGCGACTTGGGTTAACCAATGAACAGTATGCAAAAGAACTCATTAAGGGGAATTTTTGATGTCTGAAGAGCGCACACCAAGAAACAATACTTCGCGTAAAGCGGATGAGAGACCGAGCGATAAGTGGATACCAGCTTCAACGCTGCCAGATCCAGAACCACAAGAGGGTTGGGTTTTCCGATGGGTACGAACCAGTATCCTTGGACAAGCAGACAACACTCATGTTTCGCAGATGTTTAGAGAAGGTTGGAGTCCTTGTAAGGCCGAAGACCATCCTGAGCTAAAACTGCAACCAGATGTTGGTTCTAAGTTTGAAGGCAATCTTGAGGTAGGTGGTTTGCTTTTATGCAAAGCTCCCGCAGAAACAATGGCTGCCAGAGAGGCTCATTTCCAGAATATGGCAAATGACCAGATGGATTCCGTTGATAATAACTTTATGCGCGAAAACGACCCTCGTATGCCTCTGTTAAATCCAGAGAGAAGTACGAGAACAACTTTTGGTAGAGACTAACCCAAGTTGCTGGGTTGTTTCTATAATTAAAGGAGGTCATTTATGGCTACCACAGCAACCCCAATGGGCGCTGAACCAGTAAACACTCTTAGTGCGAGCGGCTCTTACACAGGTAAAGTTCGGCACATTAAGATTGCCAATGCTTATGGTACAGCAATTTTTTACGGTGATTTCGTTAAGCTAGTTGCCGCTGGTACTTTAGAGAAAGCGGCGGTTACAACTTCTGTTGTAGCTGGCACTGTCGGTATCTTTGTAGGATGCTCCTACACTGATCCAAGTACTAGTCAGTTAACTTTTAACCAGACTTTCCCGGCTTCTACAGCAGCAGATGACATTATGGCATATGTTGTTGATGACCCTAAACTTGTATTCCAAATGCAGGGTGATGAGGCTATTGCTCAAACCGGACTTGGAAACAATGTTTCGGCGGTTAGCACTGCTGGTTCAACCACAATCGGTAGAAGCAAGAACGCTCTTGACGGCGGTTCTATTGCTACTACTAATACTTTACCACTTCGTATCGTTGAATTTGTAGACGGCCCAACTAGTTCAGTTGGTGATACTTATACAGATTGTTTGGTGACATACTTGCCACTAAGCCATGCATACGAAACCAAGCTAGGCGTATAAGGAGAATAACGAATGGCTATTTCTAGAGCGCAAATGCTTAAAGAACTCCTGCCGGGACTTAATGCCCTTTTTGGTTTGGAGTATGGAAAATACGAAGACGAGCATGAACTCATTTATGAGACAGAAAGCTCCGAGCGTAGTTTTGAAGAGGAAGTGAAGTTGAGCGGCTTTGGTGCTGCTCCTGTGAAAAACGAAGGTTCTGCAATCTCTTATGATTCAGCGCAAGAAGCTTTCACTGCACGATACAATCACGAAACTATTGCTATGGGATTCGCAATTACGGAAGAAGCGATGGAAGATAACTTGTATGACTCACTGTCTGCACGTTATACCAAAGCTCTTGCCCGTGCTATGGCGTATACCAAGCAAGTTAAGTCGGTTAATCCTCTTAACAACGGTTTTACGACAGCTTACAGCTCAGGTGACGGTGTTGCTTTGTTCAGCGCTTCTCACCCGCTTGTAAATGGCGGTACGAATGCGAATCGTCCATCGACTGGCGCAGACCTTAACGAGACATCATTAGAAAATGCAATCATCTCGATTGCTGCTTTCACTGATGAGCGTGGTTTGTTAATCGCTGCACGGCCTCGTCGTTTGATTGTTCCGCCCGCTTTGATGTTTACAGCAACTAGATTGCTGGAATCCACTCAACGTGTTGCTACAGCAGACAATGATGTTAACGCTATCCAGAACATGGGAGCTATCCCTGAAGGATACGCGGTAAATCATTACCTGACTGACTCAAATGCATTCTTCATCATTACGGATGTTCCTAATGGTCTGAAGCATTTCGAGCGTACCGCGCTTGAGACAAGCATGGACGGAGACTTCGATACTGGTAACGTGAGATACAAGGCAAGGGAGCGATACTCTTTTGGAGTAAGTGACCCACTTGGAATTTACGGTTCACCCGGATCAAGCTAACGGATATGGGGGTGCTTTGCGCCCCCTTTCTTTCCTGACTAATTGTTCCACATGGAACATTAGACAATAGCCAAGACAGGAGACACACATGGCTAAGACTACTTTTACAGGCCCAGTCCGTTCGGAAAATGGGTTCCAACAGGTTTCTAAGAACACAACTACTGGTGCTATTACAGTTACTAGTGGTGACAAAATGGCTACTGAGGCTACCTCAAGTGCTGGTATTGAAGGCACTGCTGCTGTTTATGTAACTCAAGTTAATCGCTTAAAGAGTGATGTTGACACTAATGTAAATATTGTTAAGACGACAATTATGATCGATCTTACCGATTTGCGAGATGGCGGCACTGCTGGCGACATCATTGGTAAAGATGGTGATGGAGTTGCGTTTATTGGCCGAGTAACCACTGCTAACCAAGGCGTTGTATTTGGTGTAACTATGACTTGCACAGAGACACCCGCTGGCGGCGGCACGGATATAGACTTATATTCTGCTACTGAAGGCACTGGTGTTAACGATACAGCCATTGGTGATTTAACTGAAACTCAAATCATTAACGCTGGCGCTGCTTCCGCAGGAACAATGGTTGCTGGCGGCACTATAGCTGCTGACCAATACTTATACTTAGTGGGTCAAGGAACCGGCCACGCTGCCTA